GTCGACAAGGAGAAGGTCGCCGGCGCACTCGACAAGCTCCGCGCGACCGGCAATGAGGGGACGTTCCTCGCCGACCGTGTCATCGGTTTCTCGCCGCGGCTGATGGTCGGCGAGTACAAGCGGTTGGAGCCCGTCTATCGACGGATCATCGACAAGGTGATCACGCAGAAGGCGACGACGCCATCGCTCAAGATCGAGGCGCCGAAGGCGTGATCGGGCCGCCCTGCGCGGGCTGCGCGGCGCGTGCCGCGGCGCTGCGCCAGGCGGTCGCCGGCCTCCGCACCGGGCAGCTCGGCACGGCCACGGATGCACTGGCCGCCGCCGGGCGCGCGCTGCGCGAGGATGTCGCGGCCTTCGCGCGCGACATGGCGAGAGTGAGGACGCGATGGCCGAAGTCGTCGCGGTAAACGTCCAATTTGTCGGCCTCCACGAAATGGAGGCAGCCTTCGCGGCGGCGGGATTAAAAGGCCCGTATGCGCTCGCCAAGGCGATCGACTCGGTTGGCAACCGCACGACCACGCAGGTCAAGCGGTCGCTGGTCCTGCAGACCGGCGCGAAATACGGCCGCGTCTCGGCCGCGATCGTCACGCGCCAGGCCATGGGCGCGGGCGAGGGGTCGTATCAGATCGTCGCCCGCGACGTGTACCTGTCGCTCAAGGAGTTCGGGCCGAAGCAGACCAAGAAGGGCGTGAGCGCCGCGCCGTGGCGCAAGCGGCGGGTCTTCCCGCACACCTTCATCGGGCCCGGCGGCCACGTGTTCGAGCGTGTCGTCGTCGGCGGCAAGCGCGTCGGCCGCCTGCCGCTGCACAAGCTGTCAGGACCCGCCATCCCGAAAGAGATGGTCAAGGACGAGACGGAGGCGACCTTCTTCGCCTTCACCGCCCGAGAGCTCCCGATCGCGATCGAGAAGGCGCTGCTGAAGGCGGCGCCATGAGGGGTAACCCATGCTGATGCAGAGACCATCCGTCGCGCAGGAAAGCCCCGTGGCGCCCTCTGCGCCGCGGAGCATGCTCACCAGCGGGCAGCATCGGTGTGGTGGCTTCACGAGCTCGCTACGGCCACGTGGAGCCCTTCCGCCGGCCCGAGACCATGATCGCGGGTCCTCCCTCCCGGCCCCCCGCCCGGAGCGGGGCGCCGCCCCCGGGATTTCACGCAATTTAGGTTCCCTCTAGGGGGTTCCGTTCCGATCGCTCGCGGTCGGTAAAAGCCTCGCCGTTCCAACAAATTACGCTCCAGGCCGGATTCGGAACCCCCCTCCCTCCATGGCCAACGGCGGCGTTCCGGCCTCCCAGCTCGCCAGCCTCTTCGGCTGCGACGAAAAAACGATCCGCAACCTCGCCGGCAAGGGCATCGTCGTCCGGGCCGGGCGCGGCGAGTACCAGCCCGCCCTCTCGATCAAGAACTACATCGGCCACCTTCGGGAGGTTGCCGCCGGACGCCAGGGCGCCGACGAGAAGGTCGACCCCGCCACCGAGGGCGGCCTGCTCAAGCGCGAGATGCGCCGCAACTACGTCCTGAAGAACGCCATCCTCGAGGGCTCCGCGGTCCGCGTCGAAGACGTTGCGCCGGCCTGGGCCCGCGTCGTGCGCGCCGTGCGCGCGGCAATGCTCGCGGTGCCGGGGAAGGCGCGCTTCGCCCTGCCGCACCTCACCGCCTTCGACGAGGAGACGCTCGAACAGATCGTCCGCCAGCAGCTCGAGGACGCGGCGCTGGCCGACACGCCGCCGGAGATCGACGACCGGCCCGAGCTCGAACTCGCCGCGTCCGCGCCCGAGGCGCCAACGCCGGAGACCGGCTGATGTATGCGCCGCCGCTCGAGCGCCTCGTCGGCGAGACGCTCGCGCTCCTGAAGCCGCCGCCGCGGCTGCCGCTCTCGGGCTGGGCCGAGGAGTATTTCCGCCTGCCGGAGCGCTCCTCGGCGCAGCCCGGCCGCTTCCGGCTCTGGAAGTATCAGCGCGCCTGGCTCGACGTCATCGGCGACAAGACCACCCAGCGCGTCACGCTGGAGAAGTCGGCGCGCATCGGCTTCACCAAATGCCTGATGGCGGCGATCGGCGGCTATGCGGCGAACGCGCCCTGCAGCGTCATCCTGCTGGTGCCGACCCTCGACGACACCCGCCGCTACGCGGTCGACGAGATCGAGCCGAGCTTCGCCGAGACGCCGAGCCTGCGCGGCCTCATCAGCCGGGGCCGCAACGACGGGCGCAACACGCTCACGATGAAGGCCTTCCTAGGCGGCGGGTCTTTGAAGATTCTCGCCGCCCGGAGCCCGCGCAACCTGCGCGCCCACGACGCCAAGGTCCTCTTCATCGACGAGGCCGACGGCATGGAGGTCACCGTCGAGGGCGACCCGATCGCGCTCGCCGAGAAGCGCACGCTCGCCCACGCCGACCGCAAGATCGTGGTCGGCTCGACGCCGACGATCGAGGGCATCTCGGTCGTCGACAAGCTCTACAAGGAATCCGACCAGCGGATTTTCGAAGTGCCCTGTCCGCACTGCGGCGGCTTCTTCGAAATCCTCTGGCAGCACATCCGCTGGCCGGAGGGACGGCCGGACGAGGCGTGCTGCCACTGCCCGCATTGCGACACGCCGATCGAGGAGCGCTGCAAGCCGGCGATGATCGCCGCCGGCGACTGGCGCGTCACCCGGCCGGAGGTCGTCGGCCACGCTGGCTTCCGCATCAACGCGCTGGTCTCGCTGTTTTCGAACGCGCGCTGGCCGGTGCTGGCCGCCGAATATCTGAAGGCGAAGCGCGCCGGCCCGGCCGACCTGCAGGTCTTCGCCAACACGGTCGAGGGCCGCGTCTGGAAGCAGTCGATCGACTCGATCGACGAGGCGGCACTGCGCGCCCGCGCCGACGTCTTCTCGCTCGACCGGATGCCGACCGAGGTGCTGGCGCTGACGGCGGGCGTCGACACGCAGAACGACCGGCTCGAGGTCTCGATCTGGGGCTGGTCGGAGACGACGCCCTTCGCGCTCGGGCATTTTCAGATCTGGGGCTCGACGCTCGAAGAGGCGACCTGGGACAGGCTCGACGCGCTGCTGCGCCGCAGCTGGCCGCATCCGAACGGCTCGCCGCTCGCGATCGACGCGGTGGCGATCGACTCCGGCGGCACGGGGCAGGGGGCGGAGAGCCGCACCCAGCAGGTCTACGACTTCTGCGCACCGCGCGCCGGCCGGCGCATCTATCCGATCAAGGGCATGACCGGGCCGCGCGTGCCCTGGCAGCGATCGAAGTCGAAGACTCTGCGGGTCAAGCTCGCCCTCGTCGGCGTCGACCCGCTCAAGACCGAGATCATGGAGCGCCTGGCGGCGCTGCCCTTCCTCGACGCGAAGGGCGAACCGGTCGCGGTCGACGTCGAGGGCGGCCTTGGCCGCAACCCCGCGGCGATCCGCGTCAACGCGAACCTGCCGCCGGAATGGTTCGAGCAGATGACCTCGGAGCGGCGCTTCATCGCCTATGTCCGCAACCGGCCGCGAATCGAGTTCCGGCCGACGAAGGCCGGCATCCGCAACGAGGCGCTCGACTGCGCGGTCTACGCCTTCGCGGTGCGCCACGCGGTTCGCATCGACTTCGCCGAGCGGGCCAGCCGGCGCGCCGAGGCCAGGCCCGCGCCGAAACGCAGCCTCGCCGACTTCTCAAAACTGAACGGCGGCACATGACCGAGACCCAGAGCTTCGCCGCGCTCGCCGCAGGCCCCTACGCCCGAGGTCCCTACCGTTCCGGCCGCACGACGGCGATGGTGCGGCAACTGCCCGACGACGGCGCCCCGGTCACCGTCTTCGTCGCGACCCGGGCGTCCGCGTCGTATCTGCACGACATGATCCGCGCGACGCGCGGCGACCGCCTGGCGCGGGCCGCGCGAATCCTGTCGACGCCAGGCGGCATGCAGCTGCTGCGGCAGCTGCGCGGCCTCGAGCCGAGCCGCGTCTTCTTCGACCATGCCGTGCTCGAGGCGATGACCTCGGACGAGCGCTTCGACGTCGAGCTGATCCTGCAGCGGCGGACGCCATGCCCGACGTGAACGCGGCGCTCAGCACGCTGCTGCTCATCGAGAGCATCGACGCGGACGGCTTCGGCAACAAGACGCAGCGCAAGCTCGCCATCCTCGTCGGCCGCGAGATGGCCGTCGCGCAGGCGGCGCGCGAGGCCGCCGTCGCCGAGCTCACGCCCTGCCTCGACGCCGGTCTCTGGGCCGCGAAGCAGGAGCAGGACCGCATTCTCGCCGCGCATGACGGGCCGCCCCAATGAGGCCGGACTGCCGCATGCGCCGCGACGGGGCCTATGTCTATCTGGTGCGCCAGGCCAACGTCGTCTTCCTGTTCGCCACGCATGACGCGGCGCGGCGCAAGCAGGCCCAGGTCAGCGGCGCAGGGTGACGGCGGCGTGACGAAGCGCAAGGCCGCGGCCGTCGGCGCGCCGGCGCCTGCGCTGCCGCCGGCGTGGCCGGCGACGCAGGTCGAGATGCGGGCGCCGGGTGCGCTGAAGGCCCATCCGCAGAATTCGCGGACGCATTCGGCGCAGCAGGTCGAGCAGATTTGCGCCTCGCTCCGCGAGTTCGGCTTCACGATCCCGCTGCTCGTCGACGAGGCCGACACGATCATCGCCGGCCACGGGCGTCAGCTCGCGGCGCTGAAGGAGGGCCTGGCCGAGGTTCCGTGCCTCGTCGCGCGGGGCTGGAGCGAGGCGCAGAAGCGCGCCTACATCATCGCCGACAACAAGCTCACGCTGAACGGCGACTGGGACGATGCCAAGCTCCGCGAGGAGCTCGCCGCGCTGCAGGAGCTCGACTTCAACCTGCAGCTGACCGGCTTTTCCGACGCCGAACTCGCCAAGCTCCTGAAGGTCGAGGGCCTGGGCGGCGGCGACGCGGACGCGGTGCCGGAGCCGGCCGGCCCGACAGTGGCGCGTCCCGGCGACGTCTGGGTGCTTGGCGCACACCGGATCGTCTGCGGCGACAGCACGACGGTCGAGGCCGTCACCGCCGCGCTCGGCGGGGGCAGGCCGCATCTGATGGTGACCGACCCGCCCTATGGCGTCGCCTACGACCCGGCCTGGCGCGACGGCAAAGAGCCGCGCGGCGCGCGGCGGGCCTCGGGCAAGATCGAGAATGACGGGACCGCCGACTGGCGGGGCGCCTGGGCGCTGTTTCCCGGCGACGTCGCCTATGTCTGGCACGCCGCGCTGCGCGCGACCGAGGTCGACCTCAGCCTGCGCGACGCCGGCTTCGAGGTCCGGGCCCAGATCGTCTGGGACAAGGGCCGGCTCGTGCTGGGACGCGGCGACTACCAGTGGCAGCACGAGGCCTGCTGGTACGCGGTGAAGAAGGGGAAGGCCGGCCATTGGGCCGGCGACCGCAAGCAGACGACGGTCTGGCAGATCCCGATGAACTGGGACGCCGAGACCGGCCACGCCGCGCAAAAGCCGGTCCTCTGCATGCTGCGGCCGATCGAGAACAATTCGGCGCCCGGCGATACCGTCTACGACCCGTTCCTCGGCTCCGGCACGACGCTGATCGCCTGCGAGCAGACGGGCCGCGCCTGCCGCGGCATCGAGATCGCACCGGCGCATGTCGATATCGCGATTTTGCGATGGCAGGACCTCGCCAAGAGCAGCGCCGTGCTCGAGGCGACCGGCCAGAGCTTCGTCGAGGTGATGGCCGAGCGCGCGCCCGGCGCGCCGATCGGCCTGAAGCCGCCAAAGACGCGCAAGCGAGGTTGAGATGGTCGACCCCTCGACGCAGATCGCCACGCTGCAGCAGCAGGTGGCGGAGGCGACCGCCGCCTACCATCAGCTGATGATCGGGCAGAGCCTCGTGCGCATCCGCCACAACGCCCGCGAGATGAGCTACAGCCAGGCGAACGCCGCCGATCTGCTCGCCTATATTTCGACCCTCAACGCCCAGCTCGCGCAGCTCGGCGTGCGGACCGTCGGCCCGCGGCGCGGCCGCTCGCGGCGGGTGATCTTCTAGGCCATGGCCCAACCGACGGTGCGGCCAAACGTGCTCGGGCCCGACGGCGCGCCGCTGCCGCCGTCGACGCGGGCGCGCGGGGCGACGCTCGGCACCGGCTATCGCGGCGTCGGGCGCGGCAGCTGGTATGACGGGGCCTCCTTCGACAGCCAGGAGATGGCGGCCTGGCAGCCGAGCAACCCGTCCGCCCAGGTCGCGCTCACCTATGAGCGCGACACGCTGGCGACGCGCATCCACGACATGGCGCGCAACGACGGCTGGGCCTCCACCGCCGTGCAGCGCCAGGTCGACGCGATCATCGGCGCCGGCTGGCGCCGCGTCGCCAGGCCGAACGCCAGGCGGCTCGGCATCGACGAGGACGCGGCCCAGGCGCTCGGCGAAGAGATCGAGGCGGCGTTCAAGGACTATTCCGAGGACTTCATGTCCTGCGACGCCGGGCAGCGCATGTCGCTCGGCGCCATATTGGCGCTGAACTTCCGGCATCGCATTCAGGACGGCGAGGCGCTCTCGATCTCGCTCTGGCTCGATCGCGGGCAGGACTGGAAGACGGCGATCCAGACGGTCGACCCAGACCGGCTGTCCAACCCGAACCTCTATCTCGACTCGGTGTCGCGCCGCGCCGGCGTCGACCTCGGCGCCTGGGGCGAGCCGACCGGCTACCACATCCGCTCGGCGCATCCCGGCGACTGGGGCGTGCTCGGCGCCTATCCGTGGATATGGGACCAGCTGCCGCGGCACTATCGCAACGGCCGCTGGTGCGTGGTCCACAGCTTCGAGGCGAAGCGGGCGGGGCAGGTGCGCGGCGAGCCGCCGATGGCGCCGATCCTCGACAAGGTCCGCATGCTCGGCCGCTACGACCGCGCCGAGCTGCAGGCGGCGTTGCTCAACGCGCTGCTCGCCGCCTTCATCAAGTCGAAGAGCGACGCCGACGACATCGCCGACTCGCTGCAGCCCGCCGGGGACCGCGACGACCTCGCGTTGCGCCCCGGCGAGGCGCGCCGCCTCGGCTACTACGAGCGCAGCGGCATCCGGCTGCCGGGCGTCGCGCTGAATTTCCTGTACCCCGACGACGAGGTGCAGCTCACACATGCGACGCATCCGAACGTCGCCTTCGAGCACTATTACCGGGTCGGGCTGCGCTACATCGCGGCGGCCTCGAACCTCAGCTACGAGCAGCTGACCGGCGACTTCTCGCAGACCAACTACGCCGGCTTCCGCGGCGCCATGCTCGAGATCTATCGCGGCTTCACCGCGCGCCAGTCGAACTTCGGCGCGTCCTTCCTCGACCCGCATTATTCGAACTGGCTC